TCCATGCATCAGCATAGGTTACACCATCGAAACTAATTTCAAAGTCTATAGCACCATCAGGTAATTGACTAGAAAACTGATCATAACTAAATGCAACTTTGAGTGACTCAGTATCAACCGCAAATAATGTTGGATGTGGACAATCTTTATCGCCCGTTAAATCTTCACTTGCAGTATATGTCAATATAGTTTTAGCAGGACTACAAGTGAAGTTTGTACAGGGAATACATCTTACTCCATCTTCACTCGTTGAAGTTGAAGTACCAGGATCATAATCAGGATCTCCAGGCGTACCAGTAGCAGGTGTGCCAGTAGTAGTGGTTCCTGCGCGGGTTTCCAAATAATATGCTGCCTTTCCAATATGCCCTGCTTCATCAGACGTATCATACAGATAGGAAAACCAAGTATCAGAATATTGAAAGTC